ATGCTCGTCCAGCCACGATTCGAGTTCAAAGTCTGGATTCTTGTTTGCTTCGAAGAACATCTCGTATCGCTTGTTTCTCACGAACAGCCGGACATCATCCCCATTTATTCTGACCGACTGGATATTCTCTTCCGTCAAGTATCTGTCTATGAACATCATGATCGTGTCCACGTTACACAGGTTGTAAGCACCATGTCCGCAGATAAAGTCTTCCGCAAGATACCGCATACACATATCGACCGTGTGTGTAAGGTCGAAGTCTCTCCAGTGTGTATATGGCGAAGACTCTACACTGTTGACCTTCTGCCACAGGCTGTGAAAAGCAGCATGGCAGTCATGGCACAGAGTGAGCAGGTCATGCTCTACATCCTCATCACCCAGCCTTGAGTAATTTAGATGATGTGTCTCATATCGCTCATCATCTATCTGGACATGGCATATTGCGCATTGCCAGTTATCAAAAGCGAGACGAGTTTTTTTCTTATTGCGCCATTCAGGCGATTTTAGATACTCTTCGTAACTCATGCGCTGCCCATCGGGCAGATATGCTAAACCCATCAGTATTCCTCAAGTGCTTTCAGCACCAGTGTGATGTCATTCGGGATCTCGTCTTTATCGAACGCACCCTTCGGAGCCTTGGCTGTGCTGTTCTCAGAAGACGTAATGAAGGAATACTTTCCGTCCTGATGGACTGCCCACAGCACCGTTGTCAGTTTGCTCTCTGGTACAAGCTTCTCCAGTTTCCGTCCGTTTGTGCGGATATGCGTCCAATTCATGCCATCCTCAGACTCTGTGATGCTGTGGAAGACAAGGATGACAGTCAGGTCATCTCTCATCGCCAGAGCATAATCCATGATGTTCCAGATGAACGCAGCCAGATCCGACCACTTGCCGTATCCCTGAACCTTGATGTTCCTCATCTCCGTGCTGACCATGATGCCGTTCATTGTGTCAATGACGATGGTCTTGACACCCTTCATCGGCTCACATTCCTTATTCGGGTCTTCGGGATGCTTGCCACCATTGATCTTCCACAGTGCAGTCATGATGACCTGCGGAATGTCGGTCTTGATGTAGTTCTTGGCTTCTGCGTTGTACTGCTTCCGCCATCCCTTCCAAGACAGTCCCTTCTTATCTGCATCGATATAGATGGTAGTCTTGGGATCGAGTCCTTCCATACTGGTGGTCTTGCCACTGCCGGACTCTCCGATAATTCCGATTACCTTCGCCACTTAATCACCCCCTTACTTAATCGACATGCTCTGCCGTTCTTCCAGATGCGCACCTGCTACTTCTGCTCCTGCCTTCAGCACTTCCTTAATCGCTGTCTTGTCCGGTTCAGTCTTCACACGCAGGAACTCAGGTTTCAGCGCAGTCAGGTCATCGACCACCACGCTCTGTGTCTTCCGATAGGACACTACTGCCTTCGTGGACTTCCACTTCTGACCGTCCAGCATTGTCTGAAGGTAGTTTTTCAAGGACTCTGCCTTCTTTGCGGACCGTTCCTTGCGCTCAGACAGGGCCTTCGCTTCATCTGCCAGGGCCTTGGATTCTGCCACCAGATCCTTGATGTAAAGGCAGATGTTCTCGATCTTCTCATCTCTGTCAATCTGCAACTGCTCCAGTGCAGACGCATCCAGGATTTCACCTGTCTCAGGATCGAAGCCAAGTTCGATGGCTTTCTGAATCTGTTCGTTAATCTCAAAAAGTGTCAATGCTTTACACTCCTTCCTTTGATATGAGCATAATGCTCGTCTTCCTTGCTCTTGATTCTCTGTTTTTGAATCTCTTCGATTTCATGATTGATGATTGCATATCGCTTCTCGTACGGCAGCCTGTCCAGAACTTTACGATGCACCGCACAAACATAGGCATCGTCTTCCACTCTCTGGATGATGTATTCGCCTTGGCTTGTGCCAGTCAGCATGGCAAGTCGTTTGTCTTCCAGCATGAACTTCTTCACCTTGCTGATGGCTTTCCTTGCCTTGTCCGGTTCAGTCACATGCTTCAGTGCTGACCGCAGATGATTCCGATAATCGTGCGCTTCGTCTCTGCACATGGCGATAAGAAGCCTTTCTACACCTTCCGTTACAAACTGATTAGACCTTGGAACAGGAATCGACTTGTCAATCTCCCACCAGTCCCAGTACTGACCGTTTCTCGTCACATCACTGACCAGAAGCACAATCCCTGGATAATCGACCGTCCTGTCATATGTCTCAACCACGGTCATGGCACGATACTGTTCAGGCGCATCCTTGTACTTCCCGATCCACAGGAAGCCTGCTCCCTGTTTGGGACCGATGTACACGACCGTCTCATCATCAATCCCCATCTCGCTGACAATCGCATTGACTGCCGTACCTCTGGGCGGAAAATTCCGTTCATGCCAATTGCGTTTTTTCATTTCAGCTTCCATAAGTAACTATCTCCGGTTTGCTGTCCTTGTTGATGTACCAAGGCCATTTCTTGCCGTTCACTGATTCGATATCGAAGTACGTGACAGACTCGATGACTCGGTTCAGTTTCACCATCACATATCCGCCACAGTGTTCAATGACTCTTCCTGCTGCTTTTGCGGATGACTGGCTGGTAGCATTTCCGCATTTCATGCTGTCGAAAGTAATCCTGTCCCCGACAAAGATGCGGTTCATGCGATCCGCAATCTTCTGTGCAGTCAGATCGTTAGGACCTGGGTCCACTGGGCGGAACTCTCTCCGCATCTCTCTCTTAGTGCGCTCATAGGCTCGATAGACTGTGTCTCCGCCTGTGCGCTTATAGCCAAATCGGCTCATATCGCTGCCCCCTTCACATCTTCCAGAAGCTCCTTGAAGGTGTTGAACTTCTTGCTGTTTGTGATGCCGTTTCTCCGAATCCGCTCATAAGAGATGTAATTGTCTGTCTGGTATGCGACATATCCATATGAATCATCCAGATTGTCTTTGTTGGGATAGACGAAGATTGTAATCGCATCCGTTGCCCCAGTCAGAGCGAAAGAACAGCATCTGTCGGTATCGTCTCTGTTTATCTCCATCACTACATCAAGCGCAGCTCTGGTTTCGGTCTTCCCGAACATCGTTCCTGTCCTCCCTTCTCTTCTTGCAGAACGGACATTCACCGTTCTCTTTGTATGTCTCCGTCAATGCGTCACACACACGGAATCCGCCATGTACGAATCTCATAGCGAAGCATTCCCTTGTGTCGTAGCAATCAGGAGCAGGAATTGTGTAACCCATTTGATTTTTAATCCCCCCTCTGCTAAGATGAAGGTGCGTGAAGAAACCTATTCGAATCGCACCCTTTGAGCCGTTGAAGCGGCTCATTTTTTATTGGTAACAAAAGTATTGTCCCCATCCTGAGATGAGATATGTGCCACTTCCAAGTGGCCCTCTGCTTTGATACAACACGTTCTCCGGTAGGTCGGTATCGCCTGTCTCATACCACTGCTTGAGCAGGTCTTCTGCATCTTTCCAGCAATCCTCTGTTGGTTCCCACCAAAATGGTCCGCCGGATCTGACGGTTGAATATTGTCCTGGCTGATAGAGACATTCCCCGATAGTGTCCGGAAACAGGTCGGAATCCACACGGTTAAGCAATACTGATGCTGTCAGCCTGCGCTCGGTTGAATCCGTGTATCCTGCTTCAGCCATCATCAAATGTGCGACATCGAACAGATCAGAATCTATTTCTCTGCTCATCTCCGTTTCTGTCTCAAATGTTTCTGTTTCTGTCTCCGCTAGTCCTGCTCCTGCCAGTGTGATAGCCAGAAGTAACACCGGAATCATGCTCTCACCCCCTTGTAAGGGTTAAACCACTGCTCTGCCCATCTCTGAGCATCCGTCCGGCTTGCAGTGATGTATCTGTTCCTGCGCTGTCTCTTTGCTTCTCTTCTGGCAATCCTGCAGCACCACTGTGCAATCTCGTACATCACCAGTGTCAGCACCACCAGACTCCATGTCGGAGCATCCGTCTGGATGAGTCCTACGAACAGGATCGCTCCTGCTGCGCTAATCCCCTTATCGATTGCTTTCTTCATATCCTTTCCCCTTCCTTAAAGTCCCTGTCTGTCAGTGGAAACGTCCCTTTCCATCTCCACCCAGGGTTATCAGCAACTGCGGTCTTCCTTGCCTGATCCATGCCTACCTGCTCGTCCAGGCGAACTGCCTTAACTCGGCTTCCACCAATCTCTGTCAGAACTATCACGTAGCTCTTAACTGGTATCTTCTTGTGAAATCCGTCCTTCTCGACCGTCTTTACGCTGACCGTTGGCTTCTTTGCTTCCACCATCGTTCAAAATCCTCTTTCCTCACCATCATGACTCTGCCGTCCTTTATCCAGCCGTCCTTGCTTTCTGCCCTGAACTCTCTGAGCAGGTCGGTGATGTACCTTCGGCTTACTGGATAGTGATTCGACAGGTCCTTTGCCCTGATCCAGTCCATTTTTTCTCCTTTGTTGAACACTTTTAACCTGTTAGGCAAAAAAATACACACCAGACTCAGCCAATGGAATCTCCAGAGCCTTACACCAGAGTACGATATCGTCCTGAGAGAACTGCGTAACCCCTCTCAGTTTATTTGACACCGTAACCAAAGAAACATTGATATCTTCAGCAAAATTGCCATACGTGCCAAACTTTTCTACGATCCTACCTCTCAGTTTTCTGTACTCAAAGACCACCTTTTCACCCCCTCTCTTTGTTGAACAGTTTTAACTTACATCACCCAAGATACACTATGCCAAATGATATGTCAATAGGATTTTTTAAAAATGTTTAACTTTATGTTGAAATCATTAAACCATTTCTTTATAATGTAAATTACCAACAGGGGGAGAGGAACGGAGCTGGCTATGAAGGAAAATGATTATAAGGAAGTAACCAGAGAACGGATTATTGAATTGATTGAAGAATTCTGCCCAGACACTAATAGGAAACAACAATCATTTGCAGATATGTGCGGAATTAGTAAATATAGTGTTTCTCAATATGTTAATGGTACGAACGCACCAGGGAATATCACGGCAGCTAAGATTGCCAGCAAGTGCAATGTAGATCCATTATGGGTGATGGGATTTGATGTGCCGAAGCATGGTGTGGAAAAAACACCACAGCAGAAATATTTCGTTCTCCAGATGCGTTTAACCACCGCATAAACACTGGGTTTGTCGGGGATGGTCATGCAGTTAGTCATGCAGATTGG